CAGTTCGTGTACTGGTACTTGCGGCGTATCCAGGATGCTGGGTCTGGTGGAGAAGCTACTCAGGACATCCCCTTCCGCTTCATGCCATGCCTTGTTTCCGGTCTGGCGTACTACCTGTCCATGAAGATCCCCAACGCCATGGAGCGTATGCAGGCGTTGAAGGCTCAGTACGACGAAGACTGGGACCGTGCGTCAAGTGAAGACCGTGAAAAGGCTGCGGTACGGTTCGTACCTCGGCGGATGTTCATATCGTGAACCTCGACCACGCTTCCTTGCGTTTCGCAGCGACATCTGCGAGAATCTTGGCTTTCCAGCCAGGAGTTCGCATGGGCGTGAATCAGTTTTCTGAAAACAATCTTTCCCACATCGACATGCCAAATGTCTGTGGAGTGTATCTGTTGACGGATACTGTAACGGGCGGAACCTACGTCGGGGCTTCTAAGCGTATCCGCACTAGGATAAGTATCCACTTCCATGACATGCGGAGAAAGCCGAAGCAGCAGACTTATCGGCGTATGCGCGTTACGTTCCAAGAACACGGTGCAAAAGCATTCACGGCAAGACTTCTCCAACAATGTGCGCCGGAAGAGCTGTTGGCGCTCGAAAAACAGTGGATTGAAAGGCTACAACCTACTGAGAATCTGTACGTTTGTACAGACGGTAGAGAAGTGTATTCTGCCGACGTAAGACAGAAAAAATCAGCCGCCGTAGCAGCGTTGTGGAAAACGCCTGAATACCACGCAAAAGCATCTGCAGCAAGACGCGGCAATTCCTTTGCATTCGGGCATAAGTGTACGCCTGAGCAGGTAGAAAACCGCAAACGCGCTGCAAGACTTTCTAACATGAAGCGCAATTATGGCGCTAGCTGGAAAGAAGAGTACATCCGTCGCTACCCTGAGCATGCGGAGGATGTAAATGGCTAACCGTTTCGCTAATGGGCGTAAAAGTTTTGGGTTCTGTGATCTGTGTTCTTTTAGATACGACCTGAAGAAGCTCAAGAATCTCGTCGTCAAGACCAAGCAGACGCAGATCAAGGCGTGCCCTCAGTGCTGGACTCCGGACCAGCCGCAACTACAGCTTGGGATGTTCCCCGTAAGTGACCCCCAGGCCATTCGTGACCCCCGCCCGGACACAAATACGTGGTATCAGTCCGGTACGAACGGCCTGCAGACAAGCCCGACATCAGGCACTGGCCCGCTGCAAGAGGGCTACCCTGGCGAGGGCATGTTGGTCATCCAGTGGGGGTGGAACCCTATCGGTGGCGCCAGGGACTTTGACGCTGTGCTCACGCCAAACACTTTGGTTGGTGTGGGTGAAGTTGGTCAGGTGACTACCGGCAATACCGGAACCCCTCAGTTCACGCTTGTCGAAGTTCTGTACACGACGCCGGGAACGTACTTTTGGACTGCGCCTACGAGTACCAATCAAATCTACGTGTTGTGCGTAGGTGGCGGTGGGTCCAGTGCACATTCGGTGTCGGGCGTTGATACGGACGGAGTAGACGGAATTGATTCCGTTTTTGGAGCGGCGTTGACGGCTGGCGGCGGAAAAGGCGGAAAACCCCCAGACCCGTTTACGGGGTTTGGCGATGGCGGGGCAGGCGGGGTAGGCACGGCACTAAGCGCAACAATTTTTGGCGGTGATGGCGGAGCGGGTGGCACAGGCACTCCTTTCGCGGGCGGAGGTGGCGGCGGTGCAGGTGGATACGCAGGTGCCGGGGGTGCAGGCGGAATAGATTTTGTAACACGTATTCCGGGGCAGGCGGGCACTGGCGGTGCGGGCGGCGGCGGGTACGGGTGGTTTGACTTTGAGATGGGTGCTGCTGGTGGCGGCGGAGTGGGCTTATCTGGGCTCGGTGCAAACGGTGCAGGGGGCTTCAGGTCACCAACCGATATTACCGCTTACAGCCCCAGTGGCGGCGGCGGTTCTGGCGGAGCAAACGGTACAGCCGTTAACGGGTTTCCTGCATATGGCGCCACAGGTGGTCTTTATGGCGGCGGAGGCGGCGGGAGCGTAAGATTTAACTCTGGTGCCGGTGGTGGTGGCGCTCTTCGTTGGACGTTTGTAACCACAACTTTGGGAGCGACGTACACCGTAGTTGTCGGTGCGGGCGGTGTAGTGGTTACAGGCGGAAGCGGCGCGAACGGCGCAGTCAAGATTGCCTACTGGCAACCCATTCCTTAACTCGCCGGTCGGCGGTATCATTCAGACGGGCGCGGCCCGAAGGAGTTCGACATGAAAGACGCAATGAAGGCCCTCCGGGCACATGCCAAGAAGCCCGCCAGTGTGGCGCACGGCCCCGGCGCCAAGCTCGCCAAGGGTGGCGTGACCACCGAAATGTCCCAGAAGATGGGCCGCAACATGGCCCGCGTGGCGAACCAAGGCCCGGTCGGGCGCAAGGGGAAGTGACATGATGAAGGCCAAGCCTGTCCCGACTCCGGTCGTGAACGCTGACGCGCCCATGCCGCGCATGGTGGTGGGCAACATCGCCTCCGCTGCGACGCCCCCGGCCAAGACCTCGGGCATCAAGGTTCGTGGTGGCAAGGCGCAGACCAAGGGCTTCATGGCTCGGGGACCGATGGCGTGAACTACACCGAGCTGAAAACCGCCGTCGAGGATAGCACCGAGAACACGTTCTCCGCGACGGACTTCGCCACGCTCACCAAGCTGGCGGAGCAGAAAATCTACAACACGGTGCAGCTTCCCAACCTGCGGAAGAATGTCACTACGCCGTTGGTCTCCGGCACGCCATACTTGCCGGCACCATCTGATTTTCTCTCGGCTTTCAGCTTGGCAGTGATCACGACTCTCGGGGCGTATGAGTACTTGCTGAACAAGGACGTCAACTTCATCCGAGAAGCGTACCCCAATCCTGCTTCGACGGGAACGCCTAAGTACTACGCGTTGTTTGGTACAGATAGTGCAGACCCTAAGAACTTGACGTTCATGTTCGGCCCAACGCCTAGTGCAGCCCTTACGCTGGAACTGCACTATTTTGGCTACCCGCAAAGCATCGTCACGGCAGGCACTACATGGCTCGGCAACAACTTTGATAGCGTTCTGTTCAATGCTGTCATGGTAGAAGCTGCTCGGTTCATGAAGGCTGAGCAGGACATTGTTCAGTTGTACACCAGCCAGTTCAACGATTCGATCCTGCTGCTGAAGAACCTGGGCGACGGCAAGGACCGCCAAGACGCCTACCGTAGTGGTCAGGTCAGGAATCCGGTGAAGTAAATGGCAATCCTCCAGGGAATGTGCTCCTCGTTCAAGCAGGAGTCTTGGCTAGGTATCCATGATCTGGACACCGACACACTGAAGTTGGCGCTCTACACCGCGTCAGCAGACCTCAGTCAGGCTACGACGGTTTACACACAAACAGGTGAAGTTGTTGGTACGGGCTACCTCCCGGGTGGGATCCCACTTACTGGAGTGCAGGTCTTGCTCTCCGGCACCACTGCCTACGTGACGTTCAACACGCCGGTATTTACCGGCGCGTCTTTCACCTGCCGGGGCGGTTTGATCTACAACGCGTCCGAGGCCAACCGCGCTATCGCTGTGCTGGACTTTGGTGCTGACAAGACGGCTTCGGGCACGTTCACGATTCAGATGCCCGCAGCTTCTGCAACGACGGCGCTGCTGCGCTTCGCTTAGCATGTCGTGGACCCCTGTAAACACATCTGCCCCCGCCGCGTGGCCGGGGGTGAACACAGATGTTTTTTACACGTACTATCTGCTTCAAGAGGATGGGGCGTTTCTCCTCCAAGAAGATTCCTCAAAGATAGTCACCGCGTATGTGAAGCCTACGTGGCCTGAAATCACAACGCCAGCACCGAGTCCCTGGACACCTATTTGAGAACATCATGGCAGACACCTACACCCCGCTTCTTCGCTTGACCAAGCCCGGACTCACTACGGCGGGATGGGGAACACTTGTCAACAACGGCACGTTTGAGTTGATCGACAACTCGATTGCCGGGATCGTAGACGTCGATGTGTCTGCAGGCAATGTGACGCTGACTACAGCCAGCGGGGCTTCGGATCAGGCGCGGTATATGTGTCTGCGCGTTATTAACGGCCCGGTCTCCGCAAGAAATGTAATTGTTCCGACGCTTAATAAGATTTATTTTGTCATCAATGAAGGCGCGGGGCCGATTCAGATTAAAACCGCTACGGGTGCGGCGGTTATTTTACTCGCTGGAGAGCGAACGGTTGTTCGCGTAGATGCCGTTAGTACTAACGTAGAAATTGCAATAGACCGACTGCAGTCGCTGAATTTGTCTTTTGCACTCGCTGCAACTTCTGGTGGCACTGGGCAGTCCAGCTACGCGGTTGGTGATTTGCTGTATGCCTCCAGCACCACGGCGATCAGCAAGCTGACGGTGGGCGCAACCAACGCTGTCCTGACGGTCGCTGCGGGCATTCCTTCGTGGACACCTACGCTCAGCGCAGTTTCGGGCGGTACGGGGCAGTCCAGCTTCGCGGTTGGAGATCTGCTGTACGCCAATACAACCACGACGCTTGCCAAGCTAGCTGACGTTGCTACGGGAAACGTACTGCGCTCGGGTGGCGTGGGAGTGGCCCCGGCCTGGGGGAAAGCTGATCTGACGACAGACATCACAGGTACGCTACCGGTCGCAAACGGGGGTACGGGCCAAACAACGTCTAACGCGGCGTTGAATGCCCTTCTGCCGAGCCAAACGTCAAACAACAACAAGTTCCTACAAACGGACGGAACAAATACGTCTTGGGCAACGGTAGATATTTTGGGGACCATAGCCGCAGCGAGCGCCGGTGCGGTAGGAACATATGCGCTTATGATTCCTGTACCCAATGCCACGTTTGCTGTCGGCGATCAGACTGCGGGCAGCAACTTGCGTTTTGCAGGCACCTATACCGATGGGTCTGGAAATACAGGCCCTGTGCTTGGCTCGGCTCCATCTGGGAATTGGCGTGCTATGGGGCCGACTAACGGCAGTTATAGTTTTACTATAACCCTTTGGCTTCGCTATGCTTGAGGTGAGCTATGCAACTTGAAGTCCGCAACCCGAAATACAACGCTGTCGGCAGTATCGACATCGAGATCAACCATCCGGTGGCAGGTTGGATCTGGTTTACAGCATCACCTAATGATGTTGAGCCACACGGACGTGCCTTGTATGAGCAGGCCGTTGCGGGGACTTTTGGCCCTGTGGCCGGTACTCCGTCAATGAGTGAAGCATAAGGCAAGGAGTCATCATGGAACCGATTGACCTGAACACCCTGAAGGCCCAGGCCGCAGTTGAACTCAAGCGGCTGGAGGCTCAGGCCACCGCCAAGGAAGTCGCTGCCAAGGCCATCGGCAAGACGGCCATCGTCTGGATCTTCCTGCTGGTGCTGGTGGGTGTTGTGTCGTCGGCTTTCCTGAACACCGAAGCGCTTCCTGCTGTCATCGGTCTGGTGGCAACCGCCACGATGGCTCTGATCCAGATGGTCAACGGCATCGTCAACGAGACCAAGAAGGAAGAGAAGCCCGAGATCACGATCATCAAGGAGTTGATCGGGCGCCTGGACAAGCCTGAGCGTCAGGAAGCGTCCATGAAGGTCAGTGTCGAAGGCGACAAGGTCACCGTCCAACGCGGTGATGATGTCATCTCCACCAAGGGGTAAACATGGCCTGGACAGACGTTCTCAAAGCGGTCATCCCTATCGTCGTCATGTGCCTCGCATGGCTGCTGGGGCAGGTCAACTCCTTCTCTGAACGTCTGACCAAGATCGAAGGGCACATGCCCGCTTTGATCACCAAAGAGGGCACCCCGACCGACAGTCCAATCTCTGCTGAGCGCAGGGCTCTGTTGAAGGAGCAGTTGATGCTGCACATCAATGACCTTCAGGTCAAGGTCAAGCTCCTTGAGGAGCGCGAGAAGTTCGCAAAGGGGACCAAGTAATGCTGTCGCTGCTGTCTACCCTCGGTGGTCTGCTGATCAGCGGCCTGCCCAAGCTGCTGGAGTTCTTCCAGAACAAATCTGATCAGAAGCACGAGATTGCCCTGGCACGGCTTCAGACCGAGCGTGAACTCCAACTTGCGGCCCAGGGATACGCCTCCCAGGCCAAGATGGAGGAGATCCGCGTCGAGCAGGTGGCGATGCAGACCGAGGCGCAGATGACCGAGGCTGCGCTCAGGCACGATGAGAAGGTGCTGGAGAAGGCCAGCCGCTGGGTTGCAAACTACGTCGGCACGGTGCGCCCGACGGTGACCTATATTTTCATCATCGAGTTGGTGCTGATCAACGCTGCGCTGACGCTGTACGTCTGGAAGCATCCGGGTCTGATTCAGTCGGTGGACGACCTGATCCGTGTTACCGCGATCATCTTCAGCGAAGACGAAATGGCCATGCTGGGCGGGATCATTGGGTTCTGGTTCGGCAGCAGGCAGTGGAGCAAGAAGTGAAGCTCAGCCCCGAGGGCGCTGCGCTGATGCACAGGTATGAGGGCTACAGAACCCGGCCCTATCTGTGCCCTGCGCACATCTGGACCGTCGGGTACGGGCACGTCCTGTATCAGGACCAGATCCAACTGCCCATGGTTCGCAAAGAGGGCTACACTGGGTTCGTCCGCATGAACTACCCGCTACGTCCGGAGCACAACTGTGTCTGGTCCAAGAAAGAGATCGATGCGCTTTTCGACGCTGACGTCGCTGCTTTTGAACGAGGTGTTCTTCGTCTGGTTCCCGGCTGTGCTGGTCATCAAGGGCGCTTCGACGCTCTGGTCTCTTTTGCGTACAACGCAGGGCTAGGGAATCTCCAGCGCAGTCAGATCCGCATGAAGGCCAACCGTGATGACATCGAGGGGGCCGCAGATGCGTTCATGCAGTGGACCAAGGCTGGCGGCAAAGAACTCCCGGGTCTTGTCAAGCGGCGCAGAGATGAGCGTGCGCTGTTCCTGAGGTAACCGTATGCCGCTGAAGGCCGTTCGCATTCGTCCGGGAGTGTTCCGCGAGAACACCCGCTATGCCTCGGAAGACCGTGGATGGTACTTCTGTGAGAAGGTGCGCTTTCGCTCAGGCCAGCCTGAAAAAATCGGCGGATGGCAGCAGATCAATGACAACCAATTCCTCGGCATCTGCCGCTCCCTGTGGCCCTGGACGCAGTACGTCGGTGTCGGTACGAACCTCAAGTACTACATCCAGTACGGCGCGTACTACGACGTTACTCCTATAAGAGTTACGGGAACTGTAACAAATTTCAGAGTATTTAGCGGTTTTGACCTTATCGGTGTACAGGATACTTCAGTTGGTGTCGGTACTTTTACCAGCGGGGAGCTTAAGGTTGGGTCGTACGTAACATACACTGGTGCACCAACTCTTGGCGGGATAAACATAGCGACTTCTGGAGTCAATGGGACTGCAGAATACAGTATTCAATCTAATACCGCGTCTATAACTTGCTCATCTTCCGGCATCACGCTTTCAGTAAGCGCGCTAAATTCTGGAATAGTCACTCCCGGCGCAGTTATCGTATTTAACGGAGAAACCAGAACAATAGCTTGGGTTTCTGGTCAAGGCACCGGGGGCGTAGGCGACTACCGTCTTTTTGTTGGCGTTGTCGCTACGCCGTTTTCTACACCTATCCCCGCCGGTACAGTTTTAGAAATAGAGAATATAGTACATACATACTTTATACAAGCCACTTCTACCGCATCAACAGGGATTACTGGCGGTGCAGGGACAGGTTCCGCGTATCAAATCACTGTGGGTTCGGAAATTCAATACCCCGCCTCCGCTTTTGGCACAACATGGGGTTCGGGAACTTGGGGTTCCGGTGTTTGGGGTGGTAGCTCGACGCCTTTTGTTCCGTTGAACATCGGCATCTGGACCGCCTACAACTTCGGCAACGACCTGCTGATCAACCCCAAGGGCGGGGGCATCTACTACTGGACGGCGACCACGATTGGCACGGGCACGCGGGCGGTCAACATCTCGACGCTCACAGGGGCCAGCAACACGCCCAGTAAGGCAAACTTCATCGTTGTCTCTGATGCTTCACGCTTTGTTCTGGCCTTTGGCACGACGGACTACGGCTCATCCAGCCTCGACCCCATGCTGATCCGGTGGTCGGATCAGGAGACGGCAGCGAATTGGACCCCAGCGGCTACAGGTCAAGCGGGTAGCCTGCGCCTGTCCCACGGTTCGGCTATCGAGGCAGTCGCGCAAGTGCGCCAGGAGATTCTGGTCTGGACAGACACATCGCTGTACTCGCTCCAGTACCTCGGCCCGCCCGTTGTGTGGGGCTCGCAGATTCTTGCGGATAACGTCTCCATCGTCAGTGACAGAGCTTGGGCGCAAGCTGCGGGAGTCACCTACTGGATGGGCTACGAGAAGTTCTACATGTTCGACGGGCGCGTGCAAACGCTCAACTGCGACCTGCGCCAGTACATCTTCAACGACTTCAACTACGGCCAACCACTGCAGGTTTTTGCGTCTACCGTAGAGCAGTTCAGCGAAGTGTGGTGGTTCTACTGCTCTGCAGGGTCCACGACTATAGACCGCTACGTGGTGTACAACTACGCAGAAAAAATCTGGTACTACGGCACGATGGCGCGCACTGCGTGGGTCGATGCCAGCGTTGTTCAGGACGTCCCCATCGCCGCAGACTACAACCGCAGACTTCTCTTGCAAGAGACAGGCTGTGATGACGGTTCCACTACATCTCCCGTTGGGTTTGAGTCCTACATCACCTCGGCTGAGTTCGACATCGACGACGGCCACAACTTCGGCTTCGTCTGGCGCGTGATCCCGGACATCACGTTCAGCGGCTCTACAACGGCACTACCCGCACAACCCAGCGTTGAGCTTTCCCTCCTGACCCTGCAGAACTCGGGTTCCGGCTACACGCGCGGCGTGGACCCGGTGGCTACAGACATTTCCAACATGTCCGTTGCGGGGAGCAATGCCTTCCCCGTCGCCAGGGTGGCCACGACCACAGTCGAGCGTTTCACCGAGCAGGTCAACATTCGCATTCGGGCACGCCAGATGGCGATCAAGGTGTCTTCTGACGGCAAGGGCGTGCAGTGGCAACTGGGGGTGCCGAGAATCGATGTGCGTCAGGACGGGCGTAAATCGTGAGCATCATCAGCACGATCATCAAGCGGTTCAAAGCCCCTGCGCTTCCGTTCCCTACAAGAGGCTACGATCCGGACTACTTCAACCAGCTACTGAGCATTCTGCGGATCTACTTCAACCAGCTAGACAACCTGCTGAATCAAATCGTGGCAACCACTGCAAACCCTATTCCGGTATCAATCGGCGGCACCAACGTCGATGCGTTTGGCCGGATTCGTGTCAGCCAGCCCTACACCATTTTTGACAGCCAGAACCGCTACGCAATTGACAATCAGTTCGACACCAGCACGGCTACAGGTGGCTCAACCACGTACCTACCCAACGAAGCCTCGGTGCGGATGGATGTCACCACCTCAAGCGGGTCTGAAGTTGTCAGGCAGTCTTACAGGTGCATGCCATACCAACCCGGCAAAGGCTTGTTGTGTTTGGCTACGTTCGTCATGAACACCGCCAAGACCGGGCTTCGCCAGCGGGTGGGGTACTTTGGAACCCAGAACGGCGTGTTCCTCCAGCAAGCAGACAGCACCGTCTCGTTTGTCCTGAGATCGTACATCTCAGGCTCCGTTGACGACACCTCGCGGGCGGTCAACCAAGCGAACTGGAACGGCGACAAACTTAACGGCACTGGAGACTCAGGGTATACCCTTGATCTGACCAAAGCGCAGATCCTCTGGATGGACTTCGAGTGGTTGGGCGTAGGTTCCGTTCGGTGCGGCTTCATCATCAACGGTGAGTACATCGTCTGCCACACGTTCAACAATGCAAACGACATCACTTCTGTTTACATGACCACGGCAATTTTGCCGGTCAGGTATGAGATCACCAACACCGGAGCGACGGCAAGCGCTTCGTCCCTGAAGCAAATTTGCTCCTCGGTGGTTTCTGAAGGTGGGTACGAGCAGACTTCCATTGAACACATTGCCCGAAGGACAGCGACCAGAACTTCAATCAGCACGACATTCGTCCCGCTGGTTTCTATCCGGCTTGCTTCTACGGCGCTGAACGCAGTGGTGCTGCCTGTAAAATTTAACGTGATGCCAACCTCGACGGGGGATGACTTTGAGGTTATTCTGACAAAGAACAGCACCGGGCTGACCTCGGCCTCTTGGGCTGCGGTGGCAAGTGATGCCAACGTGGAGATGGACACTTCTGCCACGGCCATGACGGTAGGCACCATCGTAGATATCCAATACGTGAAGTCCACCAACCAGTCCAGTGGGACGATCAACCAGCCTGCGGCGTACAACTGGGATCTTCAGTTGGGTTCCTCCTTGACTGGGACGAGTGATAGCTATACGCTGGGCATCCGGGTGCTGTCGGGCTCCTCTGGCGCAGCCATCGGGTCTTTGACCTTCTACGATCTGACGCAGTGATGGCGTTCTGAGACTTGACTCAGTGAGGTAGAGATGTACGGTGACGCATCTGGAAATATCGGAGATCTCTCCGGTAATTTTTCTGACGCAGGCGGCGGCTCAGGAGAAGTCAGTGCTGCTGATATTAATGCCAACATTGATGCCTCTATTGATGCGGCACTGAATTCTTCTACTGCTCCGTCTACTGCGCCTTCTGTCTCGCCATCCGACGCACTTGACGCACTTGACGCTTTTGCTGCCGCCAATCTAGCTGGGTTCAATGCGCCGTCCAACGTCCTTGGAAGTGACCTTGCTGGAGGCTGGACAGACTCTAGTGGACGAGGAGTTGTCTCTCAGGGGATGAACATCTCCATGGGACTGGACCCGACGCATGGTCCTATTGGCCCCTACGCGGGGACCAACCCCAACACCGCAAACCCGGAAGCGCTCAATCAAGTTGCCAATACACTTGGCATATCTCTGGATGCTTTGCTGGCCCTTGCGGGCAGGGATGAGTTTGGTGTCCGAGATTCTTCTCAGATCAGTACGTCTGGACTAGACCGTGGCACTCTGTCCGCAGCTAGAGATGCGGGGCTTGGACAACTTAATTTAACCGACAACCAGACGGTTGATCAGGCCCTTGCTGCGTTCAATGTGTCGGACGCAATGGACTACGCGTTCCCTGGTCTTGCCAACGCAATGGTCCCGGGTTTCAGCACGCTGTCGTCTGTGTCCAAGGCCCTCGTGGGGCTGCATCAAGGATACCTGACCCCGGGTCAAGCGCTTGCGCAGATCGGTCTCGGCCTGCTCAGCGGGAAAACAAACATCCCAGAGAGCGCTCTGCAACAGGCATTCAGCGGACAGTATGGACCTCTTGCTGGTGGCATTGCACAATCGGGTCTTGCGGGACTGATAGGGGACAAGATTGGTGTCCCTTCCGGGCTGGTCAACATGGGTCTGGGTGCTGCGGGAGTCGGCAAGTCGGTTGCGGGGGCGCTGTCTGATCTGAAAGGCCCTGACCTGCTTGGACCTACGCTTGACTCCGTGGGGATGACTACGCCGTCTACAGAGCCGTCCTCTACTGCCATGGGGGACGCAGGCGGCGCCACACCGTACACCGATGCGTCAAGTGGCACTGCAGCAAGCGGCACTACGTCAAGTGATGACGGGAGTATGTTTGGTCCCCTTGGTCTGGCCGGATTGCTCGGCGGTTCTTCGAGCAGCGAGGACAAGGAAAACAAAAACGCCGCTGATGTCCGTCGCGGTATTGCAATGACACCTTACGGCACGCTGTACGGAGAGCAAAATGTCTAGAAATTGGTTTGAAGGTCTTTTTGGTAGCACCGATTGGGATACTGATATTGATTTTACAGACACTGACTGGGATTCCAATATCGCTGATTTTATAAATATGAGCGGGTGGGACTCAGGGCCTAACCCGTCTTCGTATTGGCTAGATACTACTCTTCCCGACATCAATACCATCAAGTGGCCAGAAGGTCTTGGGATCACAGAAGGTATCGCAGCGCTTGATACAAGCGGGACTCTTCCTTCGGGCAGTAAAGACTACCTGACCAAAGCCCTTGAAGCTGCCAAGAAGGTCGGCACGAAAGCTCTCGACTTCGCTACGAGTCCAGCAGGACTCGCTGCCATTCTGGGCGGATACCTCGGCAACAGGTACGCAAAATCCGCTGAAGGACAGCCTAGGGGCGGCGGGTACGGGTACGCAGTTTCTGCTCCCAAGCAGTACACCAAGGAAGTGGTCCAGGGCAAGTACGGGCCGCTTGTTCAGTACTCCGCTAACGGCGGGCTTGCCCAGGCATATGCCACGGGCGGTGTTGTCACCGGCACTCCGCAGCGTCCGCTGCAGATGAAAGACGGCGCGTTCGTGATGACCAAACGCGCTGTGGACGGTGCGGGGGGTCCCATGGGTCTTGCACAGTTGGTCCCTGGGGCGAAGTTGATCGCAGGCGAAGGCGACGGCAGTGGTGTTGATGACCGAGTCCATGCCAGAATCGGTGATACGACTCCGGCACGCGTTTCTGCTGGCGAGATGTATGTTCCCAAGGAAAGCGTCGATGAGATGGGCGGTGCCAGAACGCTCTATGCGCTGATGAACGATCTTCAAAGGAGAGCGCGATGAATATGTCACCCGACGCTACCAACTTGAACACGACTACTGCGTATCCCGGAGCGTATGTCCCACCTGCTGGGGCGACTAGCACTGATACGACCAGCACCACCAGCACTGGGACGACCGATACCGGCACCGGCACCAGTACGGGCACTACGACTGGTACGACTACTGCCATCAACCCGTCGCAGTCTTCCCTCTCTGCGAGCTTCGGTCCATATGTCATGGACATGCTCTCCCGTGGCTGGGGGCTGGCAAACCTGCCTTACACGCCGTTCACGGGGCAGCGGTACGCTGATCCAACGGCCTTGCAGAAGGGGGCGTTCAAGGGCTACGAAGGGCTGGGCCCGTATCAAGCCACGCAGTTCAACACGGGTCTTGGCGCACTGGGTTCTGTTCAGGACTACATGAACCCGTACATGCAGAACGTCGTTGACGCTCAGGCACGGGAAGCCCGCAGGCAGTCGAACATCGCAGGACAGTCAGAGCAGGCCAAGTTTGCTCAAGCTGGGGCGTTCGGCGGGGCGCGTGATGCGATCATGCGGTCGGAGCGCGAGAGGAATCTGCAGACTCAGATTGGAGATATCCAGGCCAAGGGACTTCAGTCCGCGTACGACCTAGCGCTGAAGCAGCGTCTTGGGGAGTCAACCCTCGGTCTCGAAGCTCAGCGCTTGGGTGAAACGGCAAATCAGTTCGGAGCCAACTACGGTCTCAGATCTCTGGCTGATCAAATGGCTGCAGGTCGGGAAGAGCGGGGCATCGCGCAACAGCCTCTGGACTTCGGCTATCAGCAGTTCCAGGAGTCGCAGAAGTACCCGTACCAACAAGCCACGTATATGCAGAGTCTTCTGCAGGGGCTCCCCCTCACGGCTCCGCAGTATTCTCCAGGGCTGTCAGCGATTGCTACCATGCTTCAAGGCGCAGGGCTAGGCAAGACTTTTGGTGATTGGCTTGGCCTTTCGGGAGGCTGATAATGTTTTCGAGTCAGAGTTCCGGGCAGACTCCCGTCCTTGGTCGGATGGGGTTGGATCAACTGAAGGCCCTGTTCGACCGCTCGATGCAGCCGGGGGGCGACACTCAGTTCGACCCGTACGCGTTGCTGTCTGCTATCCGGAGCAAGACCGAAGCTATCAAGATGGCCAAGGCGCAGCAGGACATGGCTGCGATGCAGCAGAACGCGCAGGCACAGGGTATCGGCTCGCTTGCACAACAGGTCCGACGCGAGGCTGACATGGTCCAGCCACCCGTTGCCCAGCTTGCACAGGGCGGGATCGTGGCGTTTAAGGACGGGGAAAGGGTTGTCGATCCCGCAGTGCAGGCTCGGCGCGACGAGATCGCTGCCAAGATTCGTGCTCAGGAGTACAAGACGCCGGAGATTGCACGGGACAACCTGAGGCAGCTCGACGCGGAGATCCGGAACTCGCAGGGTGATAGGCGCGCCATCCTCATGACGGAGCGGAGGCTCGCTGCAAGAGCCCTCAACATCCTCGAATCGGGAGGGCTGGCAAATCTGGCTCGTAGAGGAGCCGAGGCGGTCATCCCCTCAGCCAACGCTGCTCCAGTCACGACTCCTGCTACCAATGCTGCCCCAGCCGCTGCTGCCCCGGACGGTGCCCGGATAAAGCAGCTCTCGGATGAACTTCAATCGCTGCGGCAACAGCTAGCAGCAGCTAATAGGTCCGGAGACCCTAATTCGGTCAACCTCTATGTGGGCAAAGTACGGGCCGCAGAGGCTGCTCTGAGTTCCGCCCAACGCGCAAGCCAAGCACAGAGACCTGTTGAAGTCTCAACTTCGCCGGTCAGCGATTTACCTAACGAAGCTCTTGGTCGGCAAGAGCGGTTGCTCACGGATGCAATTCCTGCCGCTCCGAGAACTCCTGGCGAAGCGCTGCCGGATGCAGCCACGCTTATTCCACCCACAGGGCTTCCTCAACTTAGAGAAGCAGCCAGTCAGGCCCGTATTGCGGCAGAACGGGCACGAGAAAATCTGGCAAGATTTTCGGGGATAGCAGGTGAGGATCTGAAGCGCCGAAAACCGCAAGACTATCAAGCTGCAGTCGCTGCGGTTGAACGAGCAGATCGAGCACTGCAAATCGCACGGGATGCGATGAATGCAGTAGAGCCTGTGCAGACGACAGAGATGTTCGCCGGAGCAGGACAACCTACCAGGGCGCCTTCAAATGTCGCGGGTTTTGGTATGGATACCGGGATAGCGAATGCGGCTACTCAAGCTGTCGCTACTCCTGCTGTTGTCCCCACTACTGCCGCTGCTGGTCCCGCTACCGCTGCTGGTCCCACTGCTACTAGTCCCGCTGCCGCTGCTACTAGTCCCGCTGCTGCTTCCACCACCGCTGCCGCTGCCGGGCCTGCTGCTGGTCCCGCAACCCAAGCACGTCCGCAGAAGAGTGCCATCGAGACCCTCATCGATCAAATCGCTGCCAGGGAAACTTCTCGGGGCACAGAACTGCAGAACAGACTCTCTGCGCTGCGTACGCGTCAAGGCGTCCCGGAAGAGATCCTCAGTGGACAGGCGGGCATCGAGCGTCTCATGGCTGAGCAGATTGCCAATGAACAGCGTATGCGCGATGAGCGCATGGCTGAAGCTCGCAGGATGTATGAGGCTCGGCAAGGTGAATTGAAGCCCGACATTGCCCGTATCCTCAGGAGCATCAGCTCCAAGCCGGGTGAGTTGTTCACATCGCTGGGGGATGAGACCACCAGGGAAGAACAGCGTGTCCGCACGGGCAAGGAAGAGGCTCGTAAGGAACTGACCGCTGCTCAACGCGAGTCGGAGGAAGCTGGCCGCAACATCCTGAAAATGCGCGTGCTGGAGGCACAACGCGTACAGGCCATCCGCGAGAAGCGCTACGATGACGCGAACAGGATCGAAGATCAGATCGCTGAACTGCGCGATAAGATTGCTGGTCAAGACATTGACGCACTGAAGGCCCAAGCGGATATCCGGCTGCGGCAAGCGCAGATCGACAAACCGTCTGATCTCCAGGAGAAGATCAATCTTGCAGCTCAGAATCCAGCGCTGTTCAACAGACTCTTCCCGACACCTGATCAGAGGACTTCCGCGTTGGACGCGATCAGAACGATGTCCACCAACCTCATCAAACTAGCTGGGGAAACTGTTGATCTGACGCAAAAAGGAGAGTACCTCAGGCAACTAAGTGAAATGAACAAGCTGCTTGCAGGGCTTGCTGGAATTACTCCACCCAAGGAAATAAGAAGAGCTGTCCACAATGAGACTGGGCAGCAAATCATTTCTGAAGATGGAGGCAATACTTGGAAAGATGCGAATACTGGTAATCCTGTCGTAGTAAAAAAATAATCATGGCACTTCCACCTGGATTCACTCTTGTCGGATCAGAGCCGGTCAATGTCCCTCCCGGGTTCCGACTGGTTGATCAATTCCCTACGCCTGAACGGCAGAGCGTATTCCGTCAGGTTGCTGACGTCCCTGTAGGGTTCGTCAAGGGCGCTGTCTCAGGTGTCCGCATGATTGCGGACGCGTTCGGTGCTGGGTCTGACACGTCCAAAGCGCTTCGGGGTGCTGAGGAGTACGTCGCTGACCTGATGTCCGCACAGGCCAAGAATGATCAGGCAGAGATCGCCAGGATCATGAAGAAGGCTGAGGACGCTGGGGCGACGGACCAAGTCAAGGCGGCATTCCAGGCGTTTTCTGTTGCGCCTGTTGACATGCTGACCAGTGCGTTCGGCACTGCAGTCCCGTCGATTCTTGCTGCTCTGGGGGTCAAGATCCTCGGTGCGGGGGCGCTGGTTGCTACTGGTGCGTCAGTTCTGACTGGCGGCGTCATGGGTGCGGGCACCGTGAAGGGGTCCATCTACGAAGCCACCAAGGACGCACTTATCGAAGCTGGGGCTGCTCCTGAGGAAGCCGAGCGTCGCGCGGAAATTGCGCAACGTACCAACGGTAAGAACCTGGATCAGATCCTACTCGGCGTAGTGCTGGGCGGTGCTGCCGCTGCAGGTCCGTTGGAGAAGGGCGCTGCAGCACTACTCGCGCGAACGATCCAGAAGAACGCGGCGACCAAGGAAGCCGCCGAGTCGATTTCTGAGAAAGCTGCCAAGGGCGCTATCCGGCGTCGTGCTGAGGCGGGTGTGACCGAAGCTCTGCCTGAATTCGGGCAAGCCTTCCAGGAGCAAGTTGCACAGAACATCGCGCTGCAGCGCGAAGGGTTTGATACCCCGACGTACCGGGGCGCTGTGGGCGCAGGCACGCTTGAAGGGTTGGCCGGTCTTGGCCTAGGCGCCGTGACGGGCGGGGGAGCTGGTCCGCGCCCTGTCGCGCCTCCCGTGCCGCCGCGCCCAACAGCCACACAAGGAGCACCAAGTGGTACAAGAACTCAGCCTCCTCCAACTGGAGCGGGCGTTGACATTTCTGCAATCACCCCTGAAGGTCCAGATACCTCCGGAGCTGCAGCAGCTAAACCCCCTGGAGTGGATGCTGCTGGAACGCCTTCTGCAAAACCTCCTGCAGGAGAAGGAGAACAGCCCGCTGCACTGACCGAGCGCCTGAAGAAAGAGATCGCCGCCCTTGAGACGGAGAACGCCGCGCGGAAGATCGAACTCGAAAAGAACATCGCTGCTGGCGACAACAAGACCAAGATTGCCAATCGGCAGAAGAAGTTCGTCGATACGGAGAAGCTGATCGAGTCCAAGAAGAGCGAGCTGGCGAAAGCGCTTGGTACTCCTCCTGCCGAAACGCCCGCTGTCAAGACTCCCACTGCCGAAACGCCCGCTGTCAAGACTCCCACTGCTGAGACGGCTGCTGATCCACGAGAACTCCGCCTCAATGAACTCGACAAAGCCAGAGAAACTCGGGAGCTGACTGAAGACGAGGAAGAAGAACGTTCTTCTTTGGCCGCAGCAAACGCGCTTGATGAGCTTGGGGATTTCGATGTCAACACGCTTCCTGCGTCTAGCCCACTGCGCAAAACGGCTGAGCCTGTTGTAACTGCAAAGCCTCCGGTTGAGACCGCCGCCGTCAAGACTACTGTTGCTGAGACTCCTGCTGCAGAAACTACAAAGCCCACCAAGGCTACCAAGCCTACCCGTTCGACGGCTATCGAAGACGCAGAAGAACTCGATGCTCTTATTGGTAGTCGCAGTGATGACGATGACGTGCATTTTGCTGTTGGTCCAGCAGCTCTTTCCGAAGAACAGCTTGCGAAGCGGACCAAGATTCAAGCGATTGGAAAAAAGTATGGTGTTGTCCAGCGCGCTGACGAGGAATTTGAAAACTACCAGGAGAGAGTAAGGATTGCTGTTAAGGCAATCGAGAAAATTTTGAAATTTTCCCAGCAATTCCCTGAGCCGTCTGCAGAAGCCAAAGCTGCTGCGGACAAAAAGCCGGAAGGAAAGACACCGGAAGAAAAGGCTTGGTTCAAGAAGATCAAGAACGAGATCAACGAACAGGAAGGCGTGATCGGACAGTGGTACGACAAGGAACGGTTACTGTCCAGTTTTGAGGACGAGAACACTGCCGCCCTATCTGCTGCTACCGAAGAAGGAAAACTGCCTGACAGTCAGCCGTTGGGCTCACGCAGACTTGAACAGACGCTTCGTGCCAACGGTCTTGATCCTGGAGACTTTGTACTTCCTGACGAGATTGATAACTCTTCTCCCGCTGAGGAAAGAGAAGCTGCCACCCAAAAAGTCGCTAAGGACATCTACGCTGCGTTGGAAAATCTCCGGTTCAAACGCGCTGAAATTCCGAAGTGGGAAGAACTGAGGCGTGATGGCAAGGACGTCTACCTTGCAAGCATGACGGAGAACACACCGGAGCAACGCGCAATTGCACGACGGCAGTTGCGGACGTATCTGGACCGTGTCTCAGAAGCGCAGGGCACGAACCGTACCCAGACTTTGGCTGCTCCTGAGGCTCGCATCTATGAGCTGAACCGGAGACAGTACGAGAAACTCGAACAAGTCAAACTGCCTACGTGGAACAACTTGTCCGAAGCGCTGCGCAACCTGTTCATAGACATGTTGCAGAAGTATGCTCCTGGGGACAAGGCGGCGCGTACGGCTGCGGTGCAGCAGGATCTTGCCTTCAAGTCTGTAGCAACCGCCATCAAGTCTGCTGAGAAGAGGGCGGCAAAGAAACAGCAAGCTGGTCCTTCTAGCTACACCAAGGCGCAGCTTGAGATCACAGATCGACAACGCAGGGAAGAAGAGGCAGCGCTGCGTAGAGTAGAACAAGAAGCGCAACGCCGGGAGGCCCGAGAAAAACAGCGCAAGGAAGCCGAAGAGAAACAGCGCGGCGAACTGACCAAGGCTGCTGAGAGCGGGGACTACAAGCGCGTTTTGAACGTCATCATGGCGCAGAGCACGAACCCTGTTCTGCGTCATGTCGCGCAACGTATCCTGAAGCTCGGGCAAGGACTGAAGACCAAGATCGTCGTCGTCGATTCCTTGCCGAAGAACGCCCTTGCACAGTACGACCCAAGACAAGATCTGATCAAAGTCACCCCCGCCGGGATGACGGGCACGTACCTGTTGCATGAAGGTGTTCACGCCGTCACCGTCAAGGCGATCAACAAATACCTCACGAATGATAAATTATTAACGGACGAAGAATACGATGCAGCGTATCAGCTCAATGATGTGATGAAGCTTGCCAAGAAGTCTCTTGGTGATAAGTACGAGAACGCATTCAAGGATCTGTACGAGTTCGTCTCGTACGCTATGACTGACAGGGCGTTTCAGAGTGCCCTCTCTGATGTCAACACCAAGCGACTGGAGTACATCGAACTCCCGATAGAGAAGTCTTTGTGGACGAGCTTCATGAAGGCGGTGGCGAGGCTCTTCCCCTCGGTCAGCAGTCTCTTCGACAAGAAAGGTGTTCTGAAGCCCGACCAGACCGATGCGCTGGCCGAGGTCTTCAACGCATTTGAGAAGATCATGGCGGTGCCGGAGGCTGGCATCGACCTCGAACCGCTGCCTGCCAAGGCGAAGACTACCAAGCCTACTACGCAGAGGGTCCCACGGTCCAAGCCCTCGTCACAACTGACTGACGAAGAATTTGAGAGCGAGACGCTAGAGAAGTTCGCTCTGAAGGATCGCAGCCGCACGAAGAAGCTGAGGAACCTCAACTTCGAGAAGGTTGTCACGAACCTGCAGAACGAACGCCGAGTTGTCAAGACAATCTTCGAGCGAGAAGAACGTGCTGGGCGTCTCAAGCGTACTGGCAAAGACTTGAATGATGTCTGGGGGCAGATCACACGCTCCATTGGTATGGCGCTTGATCTGGACAACACGCACGTCAAGCCTCTGGAGTTGCGGCTTCACGAGCAGATTGCTGCGTTTGCCGAGGAGTTGGGTGTCTCTGTGTCGGAGGCGTTGTCGCGCATCGACATCGTTGGCAAGGCCCGCCACGAGTCAGAACGGCGAGAAGTCAAGTTCATCAAGAAGGTGCCGCTCGATACGTCTCAGAAGTACAAGGTAACTGGCTTCAACGACAGCAAGGGTGCTCCGCTCAAGATGAGCCCTGCGGCGTGGCGTGAGTACATCCTGAAGGAAGTTGCCAACCCTGATCTGGCCCCTACGGCAAAGGAGCGAGAGAGTCGCGCGGCCTACCTGCGCCAAGTGTTGAACGCGTTCACGTCTGACGAGAAATTCTTCGACCAGCTTGAACTTGCCAAGGCCAAAGCAACTCCTGACGGACTGAAGAACTCTGTCTTCGATAGGGCTAATGCACAGTACGCGGTCTGGGCTGGGCGTACGCCGGATGAAGTGGAACGCCTGCTGCGTCTGTTCGACACCGACACGCACAAGGACCGGATGGACGGCATCCTGGGCCTGATGTATGACCTCACCAACAAGACCATCGAACTCAACAAGGAAGCCAACTACTGGTCCACACCGACCGAGAACATCAAGAACCTCTACGGGTGGGAGAGCTACGTACCGTACAAGGGCAAGCCGGGTAAGACTGTCTACGACGAGGATCTGGAGTTCAACACCAGGAAGTTGGGTGGGGACCTGCAGGAAGGGCAGGTTGCTTTTGGTGGCCGTCTGTCCGAAGCCGAGAACGCGGTTATTCAGGTGATTGCAGAAGCTCACCAAGCCTCGATGCGTGCTGGCCGCAAAGACCTGACCCTTGCGATCAAGAACGCTGTGTCGCAAGGCATTCTTGACGGAAAGATTCTTCCGGACAAGATCAAGTTTGAAGATCTCTTCCTTGGTAACGTTGATCTGAAAAAACTTGGTGGAGAGAACAAGATCTTCCACTACGAGGACGATGGCTCCATCACGATTGTCGAGTTGAAGAACGAGCAGGAGCGCGAGGCTATCCGGCGTTCGTACCGCACGTCGAACCCGCTGACCGATATTGCGAACCTGACCACGAGCAGCATCGGGCAGATGCACACGCGGTACAACCCCGCGTTCGCGCCCATGGACTTCATCCGTAACGTGTTCACGAACGCGTTCACTCTTGGGGCAGAACTCGGTCCAGGGGTGGCTGGACGGGTACTCAAGGCCATGGCTGCGGAGGTTGCCAGCGGGGGCCTGTATCGCTCATGGAGGTTCGTGACCCTGTACACGAACGGTAAGCTTGCCGACATCAATCGACTTGCTGGTGGAAATGCTCCGTACAGCACTCTGAACTTTAGCCAGAAGTACTACAGGGACATGCTGGACTACGTGCAGAAGGGCGGCAAGGTGTCCTATCTGCAAGGCATCGCTGCCAAGGGTGCGCTCGACACGTTGATGAAGGACATCGGTCGATCCAAGATCATGCAGAAGAAGGATCAGGTCGATAAGTTCTTCGACATCTACAACGACGTGTTTGAGCTGGCGTCTCGACTGAGCGCGTTCCGTACGATGCGGGACGAATACGTAGCGCGTGGCGAGGACCCGGAGTCGGCTGCAGTCCACTCTGTAGAGGCGACGAAGAACCTTGCCAACTTTGAGCAGGTTGGGCGCTACGGCAAGGAGATGGGCGCTCTGTTCATGTTCTTCCGTCCTGCGGCAACCGGCGCTGTGCGGGCCATCGACGCCCTGGCCCCCGCGTTCAAGATCAAGTTCGACGACGAGAAAATCGCGCAGGAGCTGGAGGCGCAGAAGGACAACAAAGGCAACCGCAAGTACACGGACTCCGAGGTTGCGTCGATTGTCAAGAGCCTGCGGGAGCAGCGCAGGAACGGCCAGATCATGTCAGCCGGTCTGGCGGGCGCCGGGTTCGGCATGTTCATGATTGCCATGATGCTGTCGGGCGATGACGATGAAGGGCGTAACCGCCTGCTGACCGACGACATGGCTCGGTGGACACGCTACGCTCGGATCTTCGTGCCCGGGTTCGAGAACCCGGTGCAGATCCCGTGGGGCTTTGGTCCGGGCGCGTTCGCAGCAGCCGGGGCGCAGATCGCTGCGCTGGCCTCAGGGTCTCGGGTGTCGGCAGGCGATGCGCTGTCGAACATCGCCACCATCGGCCTGGACTCCTTCCTGCCTCTGCCGATCTCGCGCATCAGCCCAACAGACAACTTCTTCGCGTTCGCCATCGACTCGCTGCTGCCCAGCGTGGCGCGTCCGTTCGTCGAGTACGTGATGAACCTGGACGGGTTGGGCCGTGAGATCTACAACAACCGGCAGTCTCGGTACGGCGACGCTTACACAGGTGGCGACAACATCCCCGAGCTGTACAAGGACATCACTCGCAATCTGTCCAAGAAGACAGACGGCGCTGTGGACTGGAGCCCGAACACGTTGTATTTCTTTGCCAACAGCTACCTGGACGGGGTGTTCCGGGTGTTCACTTCTGGGTACAACCTCTCGTTGACCTTGACGGGCGACAAAGAGTTTGACCCGAAGGGTGACGCGCTGATCCTGAGCAGCTTCGTCGGCAAGAAGTCCAACGTCGATGCACGGGAGTTCAGCAAAGCTGAGAAGTACATCGAGAACATCGAGAAGCGCATCAACTCGCTGAAGACGACGAACCCCGAAGGGTTCTCGCGCTACCTGCGGCAGTACCCGGAGGAGTATGCGCTTGTGCAGTACTACAACAAGCAGGTCAACGGCACGCTGCGGGACCTCCGTCAGTACGCCAACATGCTGCGTGCCGACACCAAGATGTCCACTGCTGAACGTCAGGCCAAGGTCGAGCAGGCGGTCAACATGCAGAATGCCGTGAAGCGCCAGATCATGTACGGGTTCGAGACGATTGCAGGTCAGTCCGTCCCGTGATCACTTGACGCGCCATGCTCGTACCCCCAGCACTCCCTTGTTGGAGGTGGTGAAGCACCTCACCCGTATCCCGAACCGCTTGGCAGTGGTGTCGATGATATAGGTGAGGTAGGCGGGCTTCATCGTTGGTACGAAGAAGCTATCACCGATGCCCATGCCAGAGTAGGGGAAGAACCACTCTGGTTCATCGAGCAGGTTCTCAGGTGGTGCTTGCTTGTTGTCCATCGAACAGGTGGGTGATGCTGAGTTTCAGTTCGTAGGCGTTGACGTTGGTCGAGCCGAACGCGTCCTTCCATCCCGTCGCCATCTGCTTCTTGACCTTGGCCCGCATGACTCCGCTGGCCTTGAGCTTGGCCTCAAAGTTCCGGATATCGACGCGCATCTCCTTCAGGTAGTTCTTCATCGCTGAGGTGGAGATGTAGATGTAGCCGTTGTCCACTTCTGCACGGATGTGCAGCGCGTGCCGAGGTTCTGTCGTTACCCTGCCATCGCGCACAACAAGGCAGTTCTGGATGTTGTCATTGATGAAGTCACCGATTATGTCCAGGTGGCCAGTGTCGTCCTCGTTCTTCTTGCCTGCGATGACACCGTCGAACTCGCTGCCCACAACCCTGAAGATCCGTTCCAGATCGAAATCGAGGATTTGACGCGCGTTGCAGATCTGCCCTGCCACACGCGTGACAGAGATCAGGTTCGACAGAAAGCGGTACTCAGAACTTCTGGAGTACTTGTTGGCTACCTTGAGGTACTCCTCGGTGACCCGGCGCCTGACTTCGTCGAGGCCGATCTCGTACAGGCATCGGATGTAGTCCGGGCCTGCATGGCCGAAGTTGGTCTTGAACGGCTCGAACATCTCCAGGCCGCGCTCCTGCGTCAACTCGTACCCGGGCGTCGTCGGACGCACGAAGACGGGCTCCAAGATACGGACGTTCTCTGCAGTGGCGTTGGCCCGGTGTTCGTACAGCAGAGTCCGCAGAGAGTAGTTCGTCGTGATGATGGCGATGAGCTTCGTCATGAACGCCAGCTCGCGCTCCTGGTTTGCTGAGGACATCATCCGCAGCTTCGGCATGCCAGAGCTGATGTTGTAGATCAGGCTTGAGACAGTCTTGGGCTCCAGGTTGCCCTGCTCGTCCAATGCGAACGGGATGTTCTTCGACGTGATCATCCGGCTGATCAGCGCGTTAGGGGTAGAGTCGAAGATCGCCAGAGTCTGGGGCTTGCCCCAGACACTCACTGCGCCGTTCAGCGCACCAGTCTTGCCTGAGCCCGGGTCATTGCCATACAGGGACAGCGTCACGCCGTTGACATTGGTCAGTTCCATCAATGGTGAAGCAAATCCACACAGCATGGTGAACGCATGCAGTTCGTAGCCCGGGTCGTTGAACATCTGTGCCGCCCGCTTCCACTTCTCGTAACTGCCGAACTGGAACAAGTTGTTGACCACGTTCTTCGCCATGGGAGACGGCGGGCAGTACAGCTCAGCGTTCGGTGTGATCTCTGTTGTGCCGATCACGAAGCTCGCGCAGTCCTCAGTCCATCCTTGCTGGATACGCATGATCTCTGCTTTCTGTGTCTCGATGAGATAGGCAGACCACCGCATCAGGTAGTTTGCTAGACGTGGAGCGTTGGGGAGGTCAAATACGACTCCATTGCTGGCTAGAACGCTCCTCAGCCGGTCCAGTGCCGCCACGTCCTTCAACGGCAACAGGAACTCTCTCGCCTTGTCCAGTGGAAGAAACAGCTTCATCACCAGACACTCCCCGTCATGAGGGCTGTACACCCGTTTTATAGGGTACACGTCGTTAGGCGTCAGCAGTTCAGGGTCATCCTGAATCACTTTTCCCTTCTTGTCTCGCCGGGGTGGCGGGACGTAGTAGATGCCTCCGTTGATCCCACGTTGGTAGGGGTGCAGAAAGTCGGGGAACACGAGAACCTTTTCGGGATTCTTCGTATCCCGTACTGGCTCCTTCGCATCTTCTCTTTGCTCGGCTGCGGCATCGACCTTGACGATGCGTCCGATCTCGATGGGTCCTGCGATGCGCCCTGCGTAGGAACACCCGGCACAGCGCTCGGAGTTCTCCTTGCGGAAGGCATCACATCCGTGTGCCCAGGTTGCTTCTCGTAGGGACTGTGCAGCTTTCTGTTCTGTCTCTTCTCTGGTGTAGTTGGGGTGGTCTTCAGAGAGTTTGTGGATGGCGTCGGATCCGTCTCTGCAACGTACGGCAACAGAAAGTCCAGCGTACCAGAGTGGCTCCGGACAAGAAGCCGCGTTCTCGATGATCCATTTGATTTGTTCACACCCACTACCCTCCAGACTTGCTTCTGCGATCTTCCCGAAGTCGTACTCGAAGTTGCCCCGCCTCTTGTCGTATATGGCTTGCGTGTCAGGGTCCAGCCCCTTCTCGACACGGGCAAGATCGAACTGTTGTGGGGCGCTGTCCAACGCTGGCGCCAACAGATCGAAGTCATACGTATATATGTCTGTGAGGAAGGTTGACGTACGTGGTGGGTCGTAGCGGTAATTTACTGACCCCGGCACGCGCATCATGTGCGAGGGCATGGCGGGCACGTCCTCATCGATGATCATGTTGTGCGCGAGGAGCAGCGCCTTGAACTTGGTGGCATGGACCACCCACTCGTCCGCTGGGATCTCGTCGTTGAAGATCCAGTAGGCGTGTATCCCGCCCCCAGAATCGACGAGGACAGGCTCGGGCCAGCCTATCGACTGCCTGAAGCGCTCCAGGTCGGAAAGCGCTGCGTCCCTGCTTGGGTAGCAGTTGCCGTGCTCAACGTCAAGGTCCAAAAAGAACGATTTGACCCAGGTGCAGTCCTCCTTCTTGCGACGCATCCCCTCGAACGTACCGGGGGAGAAGTGAACATCTGTGTCCTGATCCATGAAAGACTGGATCAGATTCATCGCTTTGTCTGCCGAGTCCGTGAACCGATTGATGACTTGGCCCTTTAGACTGGCTACGCAAACATATCCCTGTGAAGGAATAATTTTCTGGAAGAACTCTTTGTTCATGTTCGCAGAGACAAAAAAGCGGAGTAGTACTCCGCTGGCTGTGTTTGGGCTGGTTAGCCCCAGGTTTTTCCAGTGGCCGACTTGAGTGTGTCCTCGCACATTGGCTGAAGATACGACCGAGCTTCGCGCACTGATGTAGCAGGCAATCTGCCTGACTCCAGATCTCCTTTCACCGTTCGTATGAACGCGCGTATCTTGTTGTGCTTTGGTCTCCTTATTGCTCCTCCCTTAGACCATACGTATATGGTCATCCTGGAGACGCAAAGCACTTGAGAGACGTACACAACGGGCAGGTTCGCCTCTGCGCAAACAAGGGCAAGCTCCTGCCCGATGGTACGTTCGGTGTTCATTTCTTATTCGTCCACTTCTTGACGATGTCGGACACGTCCTCGACGGTCTCGGGGGCACGGCGCTCGGTCTTGCGCACCGTGGGCTCAGCAGCCGCAGGCTGCTCGGGCTCGGTAGTTTCGTCCATCTTGAACACGGTGAGCTTCACCGCGTTCTCTGCAGCAGGGCTTTTGCTCTGCCGCGTCACGATGTCGCGCATCTCCGGGGGCACTGCAGCCTCCGGCGAGAACAGCAGGCGCGGCACGGGGGAGTTGATGTCGAACTGCATCTTGGTGATGACACGCCCCGCAGAGACGTTGTTGTTCGCCAGCATCTGGACGTACGCGCGGAACGGCCACTTGCCGTTCTCCTCCTTACCGAAGGCCGACGTAGGCGGCAGCACCAACTGATAGACATCACCAGCCGGGTCATGCGGCAGGATCACCGCAGTGCGCCATTGAAGGCGGCACGCTGTGCCTTGCCCGCCTTGCCCCGAGCCCTTGACCGAGTTCGGGCACTCAGCGCACGACGACGCCACGGGGTTCGGCACCGCCTCGTCGGGGGTCTTGGAGTCGGATGACCAGCACACCGGAGCGACCTTCACCCCGCGCTTGTACGAAGACGCGTAGAACGTACGCGAAGCGTCATGGGCCATCTTGACGATGATGACGTTCATGTCGTTGCTGGTGTTGACGGACTGCTCCTTGCCGCCAACGATCTTGCGGAACACACGCCCCTCGATGGAGATGCGCTTGTTTCCACGTACTGCACCGCCCGCGACTGCGAGAGTGTCTTCGTCGAGCCCGAGTTCGACGGGGTTGTTGCCAAAGATGGTTGCGAGTTCGTTTGCCATGGATCTTTCCTTAGACTGTAGCGTCACTGTTAGAGGAAGCCTTGCGGACGACGATGTCGAATTCGCGCAGGGCATTCACACCGGGAGGGAAACCTTCCTTGGCCCTCCCAGCCATGAATTCTTTGAAGTTGCGTTGGTGGATGCGGCGCTCCAAGAGATCGATACTGCCCTCAGTCTCGACGAACTTCTTGAAGTGGTCCCAGTCGGTGCAGAAGAACCGCTCCTTCACTTGCTTGGTCACCGTACCGTGCGCCGTGCGCAGCCCGCTGACGTTGGCCTCGTTGCACATGTTGAGCAACGCTGCCTCGATAGCTTCCATGTCCTCCAGATATTTCTGGTCTTCCTTCTCGTACTCGGCCTTGAGCGCCTCGCGCTGACGGCGCAAGGTGAGGTAGGTCTGCACTAGTGCTTCTGCGTCATTCATCACTATCTCCTTCGACTTCATCAATGAAAAGGTCCACTAGACGCTCATGCATGTCCACCTTGTTTTGCAACATGGAATACATCCGGCGCTCCACCTCTGACCCCTGAAGGTGGATCACGGTCATCTTGTTCTTTTGCCCGACACGGTCGATCCGCGCGATGCACTGCAAGTAAGTCTCCACTGACATGACTGGGGACCAGAAGACGACAGTGTCGGCAGCGGTCAAGGTCACGCCATGGGACGCAGCCTGCGGTTGAATGAGCAGCACGCGAGGGTCGGTGTTCTGTTGAAAGTTCCTGAAGATCATGGATCGCTGATTGGGGGTCACGTCGCCTTCGATGACTTCGCTCGTGATCCCGATGGAGTCCATGTGCTTCTTCACCAAGGCAAGTGTGTGCCGGTACGGCACGAACACCAGCACCTTGTTGGCAGCTTCGTCGAACACTTCCTCCAGCACCTTCAGGCGCGGCTGAACGTCGAACTCCACGATGTTGCCATCATCCGTGTAAACCGCGCCACCGGACAACTGAAGTAGTCGGGATAGCGCAGCAGCGGCGTTGACTGTGCTAATAGTCTCGCCCGCCGCGATGATCTGCATCTCCTTGAGCAGCTCGCGGTAGTACTTGTTTGCCTGAGGGGACAGGGGTACTTCTCTGGTCTGATACGTCACCTCGGGCAGGTCAAGGCATTGCGCTTTCTCATACCTGATGGCAGGCTGCAGCGCGTTGAAGACGGTGACCTGAGACGTCGGCTTGGGTGCCCACTTGAACTTGCTCACCTGCGTCATGACCTTGTCGCGCCATGCCGTCGAATACTTGGGCACACCCTCCGGGTTGATCATCTTTGCCAGACCGAACGCATCGAGGGGCGACTGCGATGCCGGGGTGCCGGTCATCATCCACAGGTGCGTGTCCTTGGTCACGAGTTTGGCCAGCGTCTTCCACCGCACTGTGCTGGTGTTCTTGTACGCGTTAGCCTCATCGACGATGATGAGATCGAACCCGCCTGCACGGATGGCATCAGCCACGACACCCACACCGTCGAAGTTGATCACGACGAACGCGTAGTCGCCTTTGATGACCTTCCTACGCTTTTTCTCTGAACCGTGCGCAATGCCACAGCTACGGTGCATCGCTGTCTTGAACAGGTCTGCTTGCCATGCGCTTTGCATGATCGAGAGCGGACAGATCACCAGGGCTCGGCGCACGAGCCCTTGGTTCATCAGGTAGTCAGCAGCCCAGATAGCCGCAGAAGTCTTGCCCGTGCCTGCTTCGTTGAAGCAGAAGGCGCGTTGGTGCAGGGTAAGGAATCGTGCCGTGTCGCGCTGATGCTCGAAGGGAGTGAACATCCCTGGCCAGTCATAGTCCCGTTCAATCGGTGACGGGACCTTGATAGATGGCGGCGCCACCCGCGCCAACTGCCGCATCTCGTCCAGCCCCCAGTAGACGACTACGTCAGACAGCTCCCCCCGTGTGCTGAGGATCTCGGCCCGGTCGATGTAGTCCTTGATGAGACTGGCTGTGGCAGTAGGACATGTGAACTGAACGACTGTGTTTTCGACTACTTGCATACTTGTCTCTGTTGAGGGTGCCAGCCCTGACGTGACCGGAAAAGCCCCATGCCTAACATGGAGAGGAGAAAGCTGTCACCGGCTGGCTGATGCGGTTTGGAGCGCAACGACACTCCTTCTGACCGGCGAAGGTCAAGGCTCACTCACACCTAACGGCCTGAAGTCATTATGGCGCATCGCGCCATCGTGTCAAGTTAGACTAGGGAAACTACCTAGATCTTTCTCGTTTGCTCGTCTCGGAGACCAGGGCGCCCTTGGAGTTGCGCCTAAACGAACGGTTGGCACTGACTGGAACAATTTCCACACCATCTGAGTTCGATCCACCACGGCTCAGGGCACGCTTGTGCGCGATGTCCTTGCCCTCGCGGATGTCGGCAGTGCCGTCGCCGTCACCGTCCTTGTGCTTCTTGTCCACCGTACGTCGAGCCCGCTGCCGCTCCATGCGGTTCTCGTGCTCGCCTCGGGACACCTGCTGCTGGTATTCCTTCTTGTACGGCCTAGGCTTGTTTACGTAGGGCATCTTCCCGCTCCTTCGCGTGCTTGATCGCGTCCACCATCCGCACCGTCTCGACGAGTGCCTCCACTGCATAGAACAGCGCCTTGGTCGGGGCGTTGTCGAGCATCGCCAGATGGACTTTCTTGAGTGCGTTCTCGGCCATCATGCACGGGTACGCGTAGTCGTTCAAGGGTTCAGTCATGTTCACTCTTTGTGGAATTCTCAGGATGTTCATTCTTTGTGGAATTCGCAGGAGGTCACAGGGCACCAGCGGCACAGCGGCGACGGGTTGGCCTGCCATTCGTTGCGTTCATGGGACAGGCGCATCCGCTCCAGCGGGGAAGCGAAGTCGCGCCACAGGTCATCGATCTTGTCACGCTGATACTCTGACGTCACGAAGTGTTCGTGTACCACGAACAACAGCCCAGCCTTGATGTGCTCAACTTCAGGGAAGTGCGCGAAGGTCATCAGCGCCATCAACTGCAACTGCTTCGGGTCCGGATACCTACTGCTGCCGGTCTTGTAGTCCACGATGTAGCCCTGCGCACCGTCCACCACCAGCAGGTCCGCGATCCCCCGGACCCAGTAGTCTGCCGCTCCGAACGTGCAGGGCTCGCGGTTGATGGTCAGCGCCATGCGATGCTCAGGATATTTCTCTCCGGGCATCTCACGCAGTGGGTCGAGCTGCTTGGCGTACTGCTGGTAGTTTTTGGCGAGCGGCGTGCCGTCCTTGACGTAGTTCTCCAGCGCCGTGTGGACCGCTGTGCCGTACAGCATCTGCTGCGTCGGGGCCTTGGTGAAGCGCTTCAGCACTTTGACCTCGTGGTACTGCCTCGGGCAGTTCACGTAGTCTTTCATACTGGAGTAGGACCACTTGATCGGCTGCATGATTACTGGCTGTGATTGTGGGGCACTGATCTTAGCAGTCGCCGTACGTGGCGCCGACCTTTGCTTCACAGGCAACCGGGAGCCCCGGCGCCCAGTCAGGGGCGCACGACATGATCTCAGTCAGACACTTGACCGCTGCGTCCTGCTCGTCCTCAGGCACGACAAGCACCACAGCGTCATGAACAGTCAGGGCAGGGCGGTAGAACTCGTTGATCTTGACCATCTGCTCACCGACGATGATCCGCGCCAGAGCCTGCACGACGTTCTCTACGACAGCCCCACCCCAGAGAGAGACAAGACCCTTGCGAGAGTCGTAGACAACTTTCGATTTGCCGTCGAGTGTCTCTCTACGCAGCTTCGGGTAGCGGATGTACAGGTTGTTCGGCAGGCGAATGCCGTCCTCGTCGAACCAGAGACAGCCATGTTCTCCGAGCGGCATCGCGTTCCTGATGTTTCCGTTGAGCATGGAAGACAACATAGAGTCAGAGGCTCCCCACAACTCGACGATCTTGTAGTTCGTGCTCCGGTACACGCTGACGATACGCTTGCACTCGTCTTCGTCGAGCTTGACGCTGATCGGCTGCGAAGTAGCCAGAGTGTGCTGGAGTTTCAACGCCCCAGTGCCATAGCCCAGGCCCAGGACGCAGGTCTTCCCCACGAAGCGCTCTGCCTCGTTGGCCTTGGTGATCGTCCGTCCGTAGACGGATGAGGCAAAGATCGAGTACACGTCCTTCTTGTTGGCGAACTGCTGGACCACATCCTCCTGCCCTGCCAGCCATGCCAGCACTCGCGCCTCGATCTGCGAGGAGTCTGAGTTGATGACGACGTAGCCCTCGGGCGGGACGATGGCCTTCTTCAGCGCCTTCTTTTTCGGGTCACGGCTCGGCAGGTTCTGGAAGTTCACCTTGTCCACGCCCGACCAGCGCCCGGTGTGTGCTCCGTAGTATTTCAACGGGACAGGGATACTGCCCCGGTTGCGTCTGCTGACCTCGATGAAGCGCTCGATGCGCTTCTCCTCCAGCGTGGACTTGGTCCCCAGGCGCACAGCGCAGAGCTGCTGCACGACGGGGTTCTCGTGTTCAGTCAGCGCGATGAAGCCCTCGTCCTTCTTGGCCAGGGCGTACGTCTCCTTGCCTGTCGTAGGGCTGATCTTCATCGGCACTTCGAGGTCGAACGTGCGCAGCACATCAGCGAACTGCTTGTTGCTGGACAGCTTCTTGCGCACCTCTTCTTCGTTCGCTGCGTGCAGCGTATCTTTCAACGACAACAGCAACTGAGACCGCTCGGTCCTCAGGTCGTCGAGCCGGTCCTGCAGCGCGGGCTCGTCAGCGTACAACTGCGGGTGAGTGAACATCCGCAGGGTGATGTCTATGAGTCGAAGCTCTTCGATGGGGAAGTTCTTCGACATGATGTGGAACAGGTCGTACGTCAAGCGCACATCGTTCTTGCAGTACTCGCCATACCGGGCAAGGTCGTCTGGCGCGAAGTCCATACGTGTCTTGCCCTTGGCTGCTACCACCTCTGTGCCCTTGACGCCGATCTGATAGCGCTCAGCCAGCGCCTTCAATGATCCTCCTGCCTCCATGCCATGGAGCGCTCGCGCCATGGACAGTGTGTCCAGGAAAATCATCGGCGTTATGCCGAACACCCAGTGAAGGATCGCGCCGTCGAACATGGTGTTGTGCGCCAACGCCATGCTGTTCTTCCAGTCGAACTGACGCAACCACTTGCGGGTCTCCTCGCGCGTACCGCTGAACCATTGAGGCTGACCACCATCGACTTGGACGCCTACACCGATCACTTCAAACTGCACATCTCGGATGTATTCCTCGGTTGTGATACGGGACAGACTGAATGCGTCACTGTAGAACGTCTCGAAGTCGAAGGTGATCAGCATGTCAGACGGCTCCGGTGCGCAGGCTGATCGCGCGGTCGAGATACCAGCGGGCCTTCTTCAGGTCTGCCAGCTCATCATCCTTCTTGCCTGCCCTGGAGACGTATGCCACCACGCTGCCCAGGTGGTAGTCGAGACGCTTGGCCTCGATGAAGTCGATGACTTCGATGCCACCGTCGGTGTAGTGCGGCGGGTTGTTGATCAGGTCCATGAGGTATCCCTGAGGCGCGACATCGCCAGTGGGCTCAACGACGGGCTCGGCAGCAGGCTCGATGACAGGAGCCGCTTCGATCTTGCCCGCCTTCTTCATCTGACTGCGGACAACGTAGACGTACTGCGGATTGCAGTTCAGCTTGAGCGCAACGTCCTTGGGGACAGCATCGGGATGCTTGGTGAGGTACTCACGGATGAGTTGGTTGATGCTTTTTGCCATGATTGATTCCTGGTTGAGAGATTTGTTTTTTACTGCACACACTACGCGACTACGTCATGACTTCCTCCAGTCGAGTTGGTTCTTGAGTTCATCCAAAGGCTTGAGCTTGCGGTTCTTGGACTGCGTCTCGGCGGGCATCCTCATCTCGCGCTCGGCAGTCTCGCACGAAACGTAGACTATATGACATAGTTTACACATCCGTCTACGCCAAACTTTGCCACCAGCCGGTCTGCTCTCTAGCACATTGCCGCTGCTGTCCCTATCACAGTGTGGACATCTCACGTTTTTTCATCCTTCGTCGTGCAGACCTCTCGGTCGAAGTCATCCTCGGTGGGCGCTTGGTATCAGGCGCACTGCCCCACCCCCAGACAGCGATTGTGTAACGGCCCATGGTGTCCTGGCGCCACAGCGCCACACGCACCAACCCCCGGTTACGAAGGGCGCGGATGAACTTGCGCGTGGTGTTGGTCGCCAATCCCGAGGTCTCGTGAAGCTCTTTCAACGTACCGCCCGTGTGGACCAGGGCCTCGACCACCGCCGCGTAGGCTGTGGTGTTGCTGAGGTGCGTGTTTAAAGCCATCAGAAGAGCGCTTCCTCGCCTTGCCCCCGCTCAGCGCGGGCCTGCTTGGCGAACCACCGGGCGACGATAGCACGCTCCTCGTCCGTCTTGAAAGGCCACAGCCAGCGAGCAAGCGTCAGGCCCGAGGGGTGCATGGGTTCGTTCATTTCTTCTCCTTGGTCAGCTTGGAAATACAGGGTTCGTCAAGTACCCACGGGCCGATCCACACGGTGCGTGTGGCTGCAGGATGCAGCGGGCTGACCTTGATGTTTCTCAGGCAGTCCTCGCACTCGGGCTTGTGTGCCCCGGCGCACCGGGCTACGTCATTGGGGAGGTAGGTCATTCCATTCCCCTCCCAATCTCAGCCGCAGCCCTGACGATGGCGCGGCGGGTGGCGGCGTTGTAATCCGTAACATCAGTCTCGGTGTGACCGCAGTCGCCACGACCAAGGGGCCAGCAGTTCACGCCAAACGGCCGACGACCTGAGTTTTCGATGTGTTCAATGTTGATCCGCAGATGACACGCCAGCCGCAGCGCATCGCCGTCGTCGGTGAGGGGGTTCCAACGCACGGGGTAGGGCTGAGGCTTCCCATCCACCACGGCTTGCAGCCACGGCCATTTATCCGGAGAGATGTCAAAGCGGGCGAGCCCGCCTGCCGCCTTCGCAGCGAGTTCCAGTAGCTCTCTGTCTGTCATGTCAACCCCGCCAGTTTGAACGCCAACGCTGTTGGCACCATACGTTGCACATACGCCCGATGCAGCGGGCACCAGTAGTGGATGGTGGTCATGGCTGCTCCAGCCCTGCCCGCGCCTTGGCATATGCTTCGCGTATCGCGTCACTCATGCGCTTCATGTTGGCCCGCACAGTTCCCCACCTCCTGCGCTGTCTTGCGGCGTAGATGTACCAGGGATACAGGTGGTTTTTGATCTTGCGGATGCGGCGTCTCATTTGGCACTCCTTCGGAGTGCCGTTGCCAACTCCATCAGCCATCTCACCTCGAAGTGGTCAGACATGATGTCGGCTTGGCGATGCAGGGTGTCAGCGAGTCGCTTACGTTCAGCCGCTATCGCCTCTTCAATCTTCTTGTCCGCGTCCCAAGGCAACGGTGTACCGCCGAGTTCATACGCCTTGTTTCTCCACATGGCAGCGCTGAGCTTGTGAATTTCACAGTACGGGCAGGTCATTTGTTCCCCCTCTCCCTGATCTCCGCTGCGCACCGCTGCGCGACGCCCTCGATGCTGGCGTGCTGGTCGCAAATGTCGGCGCAGGCGGCGCGCTCCATCAACAGCCCCTCGGCAATCTGCGTGCCGAGGTGGTCTAGCAGATCCTCTATCGTGTCGCCGTGCCCGGTGGCGTAGCCCATGCTGCGCATCCATGCGGCGACTTTCTCACGCTCTGCTGCGGCGACAAGGGCGGCAAAACGATACCGCGTGAAGTCCTCACCCGCCTTGATGGCGTCGTGCTGCGCTTGGAACCACATGGTGTCTTGTTCTTTCACAACTCCGCCCTCCCGGTCAGCACCCAGCGGATCGGGAACGCCACCAAGCGCAGCAGTCTGCCGATTGCCGACGAGCCGCCAGAAGTGTCAAACACCAAGATGTACTCTTTGTAGACTGGCCTCATGTCCTGCTCCTCTCCGGCCACGATGCGGGCCTGTCGGTCCATTCGATGTCGCTCATAGCAGTTTCTGCCTTTGCGGCTTCTGCTGCAAGTGAGGCTGTCCAAGTGCTATCCACAGGCAGGCTCCACGTTTTACCATCCCACCACCGTAAGGTATCTGGGTTTCCGCGTCTACTCGCCGGCCACCAGCCGATGCTAGGCGGCGGGCCTTTGTGCCATGTGGTCATGTCTTCCTCCTAATCCACCGCCACAGCGGAAGCAGTGCTAGTCCGTTGACGAAGCCGCGCAGGAAGGCGCGGAGTTTCATGGCTTGTTCCTCTCTGCTAGCATGGCGTCGGCCAATTCGTATGCCTGCGTCGCCCACTCGGATGGTGTAAGTGCGGAACCGTGTCGGCCAGCAAACATCCCCTGCATCGCCTTCGCCGCGAAGTAATCGCGCAGGGTCATGCCTTTTTCCGGCTGGCCCCAGCCGTTGAAGCCCTCATTGGGGAACGCCTGTTCTCCGGTGTCTTTCATGTCTTCTCCTTCAGTTTGGCCTCGATGGCGCGGGCATACGCATCCATCTCTTTGACGCTGCATGGGTATAGCAGCCATAGATGGTCTATCTCATCGTCCGTCAACGACTGCCACTCGCGGCGGGGTGCATTTACCCACTGCTCAAAAGGTACGCCGCTTGGATGCTGGTTATCAACCACAGTACATTTGAAACGCACTGTTGGCTCCTGCTGCGCCAGCGCGGCGCGAAGCCTGTCGTGCAGGACTGATTTCGGACTGACGGATACGCCGGCATCCAACGCCTCCAGCGCCTGCTCCAGCACTGCGCGGGGTACGGTGATGGTGCTCACTTGATCACCCCCATAGGTCCGAAAATCAACCCGATCAGGATGATCGCAATGACCACGCCCACAACCTTCGGCCACAGCGGCTCGGGCTGGGGCTCGATGTACTTGTGCGCCTCGATCTCGTCGGGATCGACGCAGGGCTCGGCGGGGAGCCACTCCGTGCCACAGTAGACACACTTGTACCCACCAGACATGTACGCCCGCCACTCGTGCGTGCCCTTCTCGGACGGCTTGCAAACGTCTTCGTTCGCCTCAGGATAGCGACCCTGCTGGTCGCACCCTTTGGGTAGTTTCTTTTCAGTCATACCTGCTCCTTCCTCGGCACATGCGTGGCGAGCAGCCACTTGTCGCCCAGCCTGCGGATGGCCTGCACCCAGGCCCGTTGGTTGCGCCTGTCCAGGCGCCTGTCACCCGTATTCCATAGGCGACGAGACATGGTCAGCATCTTGGTCTTCATGCATCACCTCGCACCCGTGCGATCAGTCCCTCCGCTGCGTTGACGGCAGCGACAGTGGCGTCGTCCCGCTCTCGGTCGTGGACCACGGCGAGCAGTTCCTCCACACACTGGAGCAAGGCCGGTGCTTCAGCGATCAGGACGGCGTTGGCTTTTGCCTCATGGGGAGAGATAGTCTCCCGCGATGGAATGTTTGCGATTGCCACTTGGTGAACGCCACGCTTACGTACAACAATGCTGTACGGATGCGTTATCCAGTAGGGTTCGTTGACAGATAGGCGCCACGGTCCCGGTGTATGTTGTGTCATACCGCCTCCTCGATCTCGTACCCTGCGTTGCGCAACGCCCTGGGGATGTCCTTATCCCCCTGGAAACTGCCCGGGAGTTGCATCCAGTCCTTGACACCCCCTTGCGGGGTGGCTGCGAACATGTAAGTCTCCGACCCGCCGTACCTGACAAAATGCAGGTCAACGGCGCTCACGATGACGTAGTCGTGCCCCATGTATGGCGGATCCATACGGAACAACCATGCGTCACCACGGAAGTGCCCCGCCTTTTCGATCTTGTGCGCGATCTTCATGCTGCCCTCTTGATGTTCTTCTCGCTCTTCACGGGAGCGGTGCTGATCTCGGGGAACGTCGGCGGCTTGGTGCCGCAGCCGCGAGCAGCGGCCCAGGACAGGATGACCTTGTCCTTGGCAGCTTGTTCTTTACGCATCCCCTCGGGGGTGAGACGCACGGGAAGTTCGTTACTCTTGATCTTGCGATTCATATTCTTTCTCCATCAGTTCCTTGAGACTTCCTACATTGTGTTCATCGATGATGAACGCGGACCCTCCGGCATCTTGAATTGCTTTCAGGTTGGACAACTGGAGGCGTGTAGGCTTGCCTCCATTTGCTTTGCACTCGATGCCGTAGAACTTTCCTCTGTAGCAGCAGAGGATGTCCGGGACACCTGCGTTGCCGAACCCTGAGGCTACGGGCATCGTGTAGTACGCGCCCATGGCCTTCAGGGTCTCGACCGCTTTCTTCTTTACCTTTCTCTCTGGTGTGTCTACCACCGTATCCTCTCGAACAGTTCTTTGCTCAACACGAGAATGTACGCATCCCAGTTGGCACTAGTTGAAAGTTCCCAGCCGATACATGCGAGTCTAGGATCGGGTGGAACGTAAATCCCCGGGCCGAAAGAGCGATTCATCCTGACATCCTCAGGAAACGCGCGGACCATGGCGATCAGCGCCTTGATCTCCTGAGGCACAGTCTCATCACTAAAAAACTTCGTCTGGTAGTCTCCTACTGTGACCAAGTACCTGTACGGGTCCAACACCCATACACGTACGGGCGTGCGTACATCACCACTCTCGTTAGAGATAGGAACGGGCTCGAACGTGTCGATGCGTTCACTCGGCATGATTAGGGATCAGTACCCAGAACGCCTCGGTAGCGGACGAATAGCCACAGGCGACGTCTATGTCTGCGTGGTACTCGTCTGCCAGACGCATGTTCAACTCGTTGTCGAGGAAGGGGCTCTCGGTCTTGCCCTGCATGTAGGTACGGATGATCGCTGCCTCACTAGCCAGCGGACTGTCTCGCAGCGAGTTGTAGCGGGTCACGTCAGACATGACAATCGTGTCGTTAAGTTTGGTCGCAGTGCATACGAAGTAGCACACACCTTGGTTCAAATTGTCTTGCGCGATGCCGATAGCTGTCGAACCTTCGTAGAAGCGCTTAGACGCCTTTTTACTATCTGCGATACTCGCGGCCTTGGCAACATACTTGTTGTATTCCAACAGATATTTGTCTTTATCGGCTTCGATGGACTCATAGTTTTTCTCAAAGACCGCCACGAGAAGACCCGCCATCATTCGTTGAGACATCTCAATGCCGTAATGCGGCGCGTGATCAGCCTTGAGGGCACCGAATGCGTAGCTCAAGGATCTCTTTTCCTTTTCGAGGATCCTGTTCGTGTTCGGGACTTCGCCGTTCTTGGTCATCGCAGAGATGATGCCAGTTATCTTGGACGCCTCGCGCGTTCTCCTGGCTACGCCCGTACCCTTCTCCTTGCTGACGAAAGGTCCTATGTACTGGAAGGAGTGCTTGCCCTTGTTGGGGCCAGCGTACCTGTAAGCGTATTCCAGTGTGCCTGCTTCAAACCCCTCGGGGGTGATGAACACCACGCCCTTGCTGGTATGCAGTCGCCACCCACCCATGTAGAGGTTGAACTGCGCACACATTTCCGCCGCGCCCTTGGCGAGGATTGGATTCTGGTCCAGGAACGCCTGGAAACCTATCTTGTCGTTCTGGTACTGAGAGATGTACTTTTTCATGATCATGTTCTTTCTCCTTGGTCAGTCGCCAAACACAACCTTGCGCCCAGTCGGGGGTGTCCACCCCTTGTTCCGAGTCACAAGCCACAACGTGGGCACATTGAGATCCCACTTCACTTCGGGCTCGACGTAGCCATCGGTGAACACGATGACACACTCGGGCCTGAGTTTCCTCACGTTCACGTACTCTGCAACGCACCCAACTCGGGTGCCTCCACCGCCCTCTGGCTTGAGCATTTCAGCCAGGGCGTGATACTTGTCTGAGCGGAACAACTGCTCGGAGTGGACAGACGTGTCCCACCACAGGACGCGGATCAACTCCGGTGTCACCGTGGAACAGATAGACAACATCTCCGTGGCGAACTCAGTGATCTGCTCGTTGGAGATCGACCCCGACGTGTCGCATGCCAAGATCAATTCACCCACGGCTTCGTTCTCGACGGACGGCATGTAGATGTCGTTGGGCAGAAGACGTCGGTTGAACTTCTTCCACGTCATCTCGTCCTTGCCCACCATCGTGGAGGTCATGAACTCGCGCAGCTCGTCCTGCCACCGTGTCTTCGGCTCCAGCAGGTCCTTGATCGCCCTGGGCATCTTGTGTCCGAGCCTGCCAGCCAGCAGCGCACCCTCCCGCAGCGCCCGGTCGATCTTCGTGTCGAGCGCCTTGGCCTCCTCGGCGTTCATCGGCGCCTGTCCCTTGGTGTCGTGTTGGTCGAACGAATAGCCGTCCAGGGGGTCCTGGGACGCTCCGTTGCCGTTCTGGCCTTGGCCTTGACCTTGGCCTTGGCTCTGCTTCTTGCGCTGGTCCTTCTCCTGCTTGAGCAGGCGATACACCTCACGCATGTTCTTGTTGTGGTACTTGTCATCGACAAGCGCACCCTTCGGCAGGTCGCACAGGTTCTTGTCCTTCAGGTTCACGATCACATCGTTGACCACGTAGTCCGCCGCTGCGTTCGCCAGCGCTTGGTCCTCCTCGAACAGGTCACGGTTGTGCAGGAGGTGACGGAAGACGATGTGCAGGTTCTCGTGCAGCACGAGACCGCTCACCTCCATGTCGGAGAGGGATTCGAGGAATGTCTTCCCATACTTCTTGTTCACACCATCCGTGTAGGCAGTGACGGCTGCGTCGATGACCTCGGTGGTGCCCAGCATGAACACGCCGGAATACAGCGCGGTCTCTGGGTGCTTCATCATCTGAATGTGCGAGCGCATGATGCGCTGTTCTGCGGTAAGTTTCATGCTGTCTCCCGGTGGAACTCTGTTTGTAAACCGTAGTCTCTGGGCAAGAGATCGTCTGGGATATCTACCTCTTCCCCAAGTTTGCTTGCTACGAAGCAGCGCATCGCTGCGATGAGGGGAGTGCGACCGTAGCCCCACCGATACCCCGCACCCTTCGCAGTGATGCTGCCGAACGCCTCCCATTGCCTGCCATCAGAGCAGGGCGCGTTGCGACGGATGCCGATCTCCTCGATCTCGATGATCGGACCGCCGTGGCTCCAATTGAAGGAGGGGGTGAACCGTTCGTATCTCCCGTCTGAAAGTTTCACGGCGACGTAGTTGTCCTTTCTCCAGCCGTAGCCCAACAGGCCCGCACACTTCGCCACCGCCCAGTCCAAAGCGGGGCCGGTGAGGTCTTCTGTCTTGATCTTCATTTCAGTTCCTCCGGGATGTCCACCTCGTCACCGAGTCGGCTCGCCACATAGCAGCGCATCGCTGCGATGAGGGGCGTGGGGCCGAAACTTTGGGCGTTGCGGTTGATGGGTCGCTTCGCTGCCCTCCAGTCGGCGTGAGACCCTTCGATGAAGTTCTTCGCTTCTTCGGCGGTCACGTTGCACAGCAGCTCGATACCCTCCCGCTCGATGATTGGCCCACCCTGGGACCAGTCGGTTGAGTAGTGGAACATGTTGTTGTGAGTGCGGTACTCCCAGAACATGTGCAATTTAATGTCCCGGCCTTTGGCTTTATGTACAGCCCAGTCCAGGGCGGGGCCGGTGAGGTCTTCTGTCTTGATCTTCATGCCTTCTCTCCTTTTCTTGGGTTGCGCTTGTACGGCGCACCGATGGTCAGATACCAACGGTACTGCCCCAGCCTCTTGGTGTTCAGCATCAGATGCTTGTTGTTGAGCATCCAATTCTTGAAGTCCTTCACGGTCTTCGACTCCATCGCACCGTTGGCAGTGAGACGGTGGTCCAGGCTGTGCGGCTCCAGCACGAGCCAGCCGTTCGCCTCCAGCATGTAGTACATCGCCTCGAAGTCAGGCGTCGCCTTGTACAGGATCGGGTGGGGGCTCGCGCCCCACGCCTCCTCCTTCACGTCACTCGCTCGCATGGGGCCTCTCCTCACATCAGGACGTGGTTGTCCGCAGCCCACTTCTGGATCGCTGCGTTGTACCGGGCAAGGCGCGGCTTGGACCGCATCATCATCGTGAAGAACACGCTCTGCACCTCGGCCTGCGGCACACGGCTGACGAACTGCATGAAGCCCACAAGTTCATCCTGAGTCTTCACGACGTCCACACCGTCGAACATCATCATGATCAGCGCCGACACATCGTCGGGCACATCCACGCCGGTCGGGTCCTTCAGCACCTCGGTGGCACGGATCAGCTTCGACTCCAGCGCGATGAACGCAGCCATACTCTTCGCAGCGGCCTCGCCCAGCACACCGGACAGGGCACACATCAGCGCGTTGTCCGTGAGCTGTGCCCGCCTCTCGACGAACACGGACGCCTTGGCCAGCGAGCGCAGCGAGACGAATTGCCGTCCACCCTTCTGTGGATGAAAGATGTACGGGTTGTCGTCCTGATCACCGTCCAGGTACGACGCGAACGCGCGGGGATTCATCGCAGCCCAGGCTCGGATGGAACGCGCCACGCGCGGCTTGCCGTCCACCATGACGCTGGCCCACATGTTCCACTCCTCACCGGAGGCTTTGCGCAGGTAGACCTTGCACACACGATTGCCCGCGTGGTCGAGCATCGAGTCGCCCACACCGTCCGTGGCGTTGTTCGACGTGGCGAACACGATGGACCCCTCAGGCAGCGCCTCGTCGCCCCAGGTGCGCTCCAGCATCAGGCGGGTGAACAGGATCTGCATCAGCCTCGGGGCCTTCATCAGCTCGTCGAGCATGATGACCTTCTTCTTGCCGTTGCCCGCCTTGAGCAGGGACGACACGTAGTACTCCAGGGTCTTGGTGTGGTGGTTCGGGATGGACGCCGCGATGTCCATCATGTCTTTCACAGGGCAATCGACGTAGATGAAGTCGTACTCGTCGGTGCCCATCTCCTCCTGCAGCATGCCCAGCAGGCTGCTCTTGCCCACACCGGGCTCGGAGATGATGACGTGCGTGACGTGCTGACCCGTCGTCTTGATCAGGGTCTTGGCCTCGTCCAGGGAGACGGTCGTGCGGAAGTTGACTTTGCTCATGGCTTTCTCTCTCAGTTGATGAAACACAGATAGTGACCCACCGGGTGGTGGATCACTAGTTCACAGGGGTGGGCTCTCAGTAGAAATGTCCACCACATACCCCAGTGCCTTGATGTGGTAGATCACATGCGCAGTCAGGGTCTTCGTCCCTGCAATCTGCGCGAACACCCTGGACTTGTCGCAGTCCGGGTAGTACACCCATTGGCCGTAGTTGTTCACGGCCTTCAGCTTGATCTCGGTCGGCATGATCACTCCTCCTCGTCGTCGGTGGCAGCGCCCAGGGCGCCGAACATCTCCAGGATGTCCCCCAGGCCGTCGCGCACCTCGGCGCGGGCCGCAGCGCTCTCACGCAGGTCGTCCAGGCTCATGTCCTGCAGGGTCGCCTCCAGCTTCCTACGCGCGTCCTCCAGCTCGGGGTCCTTCGTGATGTTGAACTTGTCCAGCAGAGACACCATTGACCGGACGTTGTCGAACGTGGACTCGTAGATCCGCTTGCGCTTGACCTTCTTGCCCTCGTCGCTGTGCGCTTCCTCGCAGGAGTTGCGCAGCCGCATGGCGTGCGAGACCAACTGCCCTTTCATGTCGTCCATCATCTGCTGGACGACTGAATTGACCTGCGACTCGTAGTGGTTCTTCAGGTCCTCGGCAATGACAGAGCTGATCGATGCCCGGAAGTCGGACTGCGGCACCTCCGTGATGAACTTCTTCATCGTGAACCGATGCATCAGCTCCTCGATCTCCGGGTACAGCGTGCGGTCGAACATGTCGCCCTGCTTGAACGCAGCGTCGCTGATCAGCGACGGGTAGACGTTGAAGAACTCGTTCTTCAACATGTCGTACTCCTGCTCCATCTTGGTGTAGCCCCAAGCGAACTCCTCGATGCGGTACGCAGGCAGGATCCGCCAGTCTCCCGCCCAGTCGTACGTGATGCGCTGAAGCCAGTTATTGACCGTCTGCCGATGGTTCATCAGCGCACGGTGCTGCGGCGCGTTGTTCAGCAGGTTCTGCGTGAACCTGCCCGCGTCCGACGACGCGTTCTTGGCAGCGGTGACCTCCTGGGAGATCGCCTTGTTCTGCGACGTGGCGGTCCAGGTCTTCACCTGGACGTGGACCAGATGTGCGCTGGTGGACAGGGAGATGAGGTGCTTGGGTTGCGCGAGTTCGAGGTTCAGCATGATTTGCTTCTCCGTGGTGAATGGATTACTGAATGCCGCCCTTGTGGGACGTGTTGAGCCCCTTGAGCAGGGACATGTCGGTGAACACCATGTAGTTGCTCTTCGGCATGGGTGCGATGGTGTGACGCACCTCACGCGCGTTCTTCTCCCCACAGGGCAGGCATGTGCTGTAGCCCAGCACGCGGCGAGCCGGGGAGTACTCGTCCGCGCACACGGCGCACAGGGGGGTAGAGGCGGTCATCTCAGTCCAGGCAGGGGATGCCCGAGACGACTGTGTAGGTGTAGATCTCACCTGCTTCCTCAGAGATGAGAAAGCGCTCTGCGCTGTACATGACGCGGATGACGTTCGCGTCGAACTCGTTGCCGCACAGCATGACGGGGACGCAGTCCCCGGTGATTGCGTTGTGTTCCATCACGGCGTGGAACCGTGTGGAAAGGACGGAATGGGCTGACTTCATGATGGACTGAATGTTGACTGTTGACTGTTGAATAAACGTCCAGCATAGGCTGGACAACTATTTGGCGTCGGTGTAGGGCTCCACTCCCGACGCGTTGCCATTATACCCCATGGGTGGGGTTAACGCAATGGGTGTACGGATCTTTTTTATCTAGAGGACTGAAGTCCTCCAGCTCACGCGCGTGAGCGATGTCCTCATGTTCGGCAAGAGCCGCAGAGAACTCGTCGTCGTTCTCGTGCATCAGAACTCCTCCCAGTAGATGCAGAGTTCTTCGAGCGGGGCCAGATGCGTGATCCGGTTCATGCCCCAGTCGTTCGCGTCGATCCACACCTCGCGCTCGTTGAGCGACAGGTGGAACCACAACTCCTTGCCCGTAGGCAGGAGGACCTGCGCCTCACGCAGGATGAACGGCGCGCTCGGCTCGCCGCTTTCATCCCAGGTGGGGATGGGACGGAACATAGGGGTGACCTTGGCGCCTGCGGCTTCCAGGTCGCTGATCTTGACGAAGGCTTGAATGCCCATGGTTCTCTCCGAACTGAATGATCTAGAACAAGTCACAGGATGTCGCGGCCACGCAGCCAGCGACGGATGTTGCCGAACCCGGGCTCGACGATGGTGAGCCCGTGCAGGTTGTCTTCCTCGGTGGAGTCACCGAACTCGACGCTGCTGTCGATGTCGAAGTCGGGGTCCACGGTGTTCGTGGACAGGTAGGCAGAGTCTCCGCAGGGGTCGTCAATTGCGTCCCAGGAGCGGATGGACGCATCCACATCCGCGTTGTTCCTCGGGGCGGGCTGCACCTTCGGCGCAGGGGCGTGGTACCACTCTTTGCGCAGGGCGACCCGCAGGGGGCGGGGCAGGTGGTCGAGGCGTTGGGGACTGACGACGAAACGCGTTTTCATGACTGACTCCGAACTGAATGATGAATAGCGGTCCAGGCAGGGCTGGAGTGCTATCCGGACTGTGCGCCGGGATGCTTCCCGACGTGATTGCATTATACCCTATGGGTGGGGTTAGTGCAAGCGGTTACGTAAAAAAGATAGAGAGCGGAGTTACTTGGAACGCGAAAAGATGAATGAAAACAACGAGTTGGAAGAGAAGAGAAGAGAGAATTGGAATAAATTCTAAGTAGTAGTAGCGGTAAGTTGTTGTGCGGGTTCACGTTTTCCGGTATTCCAGCCATTCCAGGAATTTCTGGAACGGTCGGCTGTTGGAGTGTTTTTTGGGCTTTTGGGGCTCTTGCACCAACTTTGCCTGTCTCGGGTCCAACTTTGCTCGCCCCAGGTCTAGTGTTGTCTTGCATCCGCCGATCCACCTCGGCGAACGAAAAAGATGTGCTCCGGGGGGTCCCCCCGATTTCGGCCAGAAAATCAGAAACTTGACACTATTTGGTCAATTTCCTGAATCAAATCAACAACTTAGGTGTCGGAACGCGACTGGAACGCATCTGGAAAATTGGAATGGAACTGACCTGGAAGTGTCAACCTGTAGCTCTTTCGAGCCTTTTTCCAGCGTTCCGGAACGTTTTCCAGGTGTCTGGAATCGCAGAAACAGGTCTGGCTGGGCTGTTATTTAGCGTTCAAGGCTGGGCTGGACTGCTAAATAGCCATCCTGCAGTGTCACTTTTACACGACATACTCCATGTGTCAGGCTGGCCTGACACGCGGGATTGACACTCGGCGCATGTCGTGTGAAAGTGACACTCGCCCGAGCACGCTCGCGCGAATACATAACTGGCATCAAATGCCAGGGCACAAAAAAGCCCCCCGGGCCTCGCGGCCCGGGGGGCTAGTCACGCATCAGGATGCGTCGTAGGTCCGCCAGAAGGCGTCCCGTGCAAGGCGGAACCTGACCGGGTCCGCTTCAGTGTCTCCCCTATCCTTTGCCGTCCTGACCCGCTTGTCCAGGGCGTCCAGGGCTTGGTTGACCGCCTCCCGGAATGCCTTGTTTGCAGCACGCTCCCGCGTCTTGCCTTCGTTCACCAGGGCGCGGATTGCACCCGTCAGCGTTTTCATGTTCGACGACGCGTAGGTGCTGAACTTGTCCCGCATGGGCTTGATGACCGCGTGTAGTGCCGGGTCCCGCTCCCGCATGGCCCCGAACTCCTGCCCTGTGTAGGACATTGCCACATTGATCGAGATCACCGTGGCGCCTTCCGTCCCTGCCGGGACTTCGACGAACACCCGGCCACCGTCCGCCAGCTTGTAGTGAACGACCGGCGTAATCTCATGCTTGCGGGTCTGGAACCCTGCAAACAACTGAGCCTTGACGTCCTTGGGGACGTCGTCCAGGAACGTGGGGCATGTGGCCATCACGTACTGGGCAAGGGACCGTGTCGTCTCACCCGTCAGGGCAAAGCGGTAGGCGGCGTCCTGCAGGGATGCAGGGTCGGAATGAGTAACCTTTTTGCTCATCGCTTTCTCCGTTACCCGAATGCACCATGCATCCGGTAGTGCTGTTCTACTTGATGCAGGGCCACTAATCAAGTTCTCACCGGGTCCTGGATCGCTACTTAGCAGGCTCGCCCGCGTACACGCTCGCGCGAACACATAACTGGCATCAAATGCCTGGGCACAAAAAAGCCCCCCGGG